ACAGGAGTAGGTTCAACTACTTCGTCTTGTTTACGTGAGAATAGACCCATTTATTTGTTTTCCTTTTTATTTTGTTAGAGTGTTATAAAACTGTACATCTATTATAACACGAACGCCAGTGTTTGTCTAGGTCTGGCAACTAGGCTCGGGAGATTATTTCGGACCACGAGACTGGGAGTTTTTGTATTAGTGAAACGTAGGCTTCACCTATTGGACCGGAGTCCTCATGTGTGTTTTTGCGAAGTTAGGAAGGTGCCCTATCTTCTACTAATAAGTGTATCAAACATAAGCGTAAAAGTCAAGTATAAAATGCGATAACGTAAATAAAAAGCCACCTCCGATGGGTGGCTGGTCTTTCCTGTTACGGAGTCCCAATCGCTACAGCCCGACCAAGGAGTAGAGATATATAGGATCTAATAGTGCTAACTCATTGTAACACCAAATATAAGTAAAGTCAAGTATAATTGTGCTTGAAAAAATAAGCGTTTTGTGCTAGTATTGATACAGTATTTATGCGTTTAGAGTGCAAAATACCTTCCTCTCGCAGGAAACAAACATCTTCAACAGCGTGGTTTTTAGGAAGCCTCTCGATAAAAAAAACCTAAAACTCCCAACTTTGGCTAAATCGTCGCTCTGATCTCTAGGTATCAACGACGGCAAGTGAAGGGGCTCGCAGCCCGGATGGTCAAAGGCAAGACAAACACTTTTAACAAACAAGGTTCACGGGCTACGCTCCTAGATAACCCCCCAGCGTAGAAGTAAGCGAAGTCAACCAATTTCAACAAACCAGCTTACGCCTTGAGAATTTGTTAAACTACTTGAAGATCAAACTCCCGACTTATGCCCCGGCTTGGTGTTGGTTCTTCCTTCCCCAATCCTTCACGGGATAAGAGGGGGGACTATGGGTTCATGTATTTCTAACACAATAAAACAAAGGAAAAATCAAATATGAACGCAAACTCCCTTATTACCGACGACATGACCCTAGAGGAAAAACTTCTTGCAATCGACGCAGCCATGAAAGAAGCCTCCGTTGAGTTTAATGAAAAAAATGGTCGTCCATCTGACGCACCTGTTGATCCCTCGCTACTAACAATCTGTGATGGTTGCGAATAGGCTTGCATTATATAAAAGCTTATGTTATAATGTATTTGTCGTGATGGTCTTTGACCTTCGTGGCTTTTCTCCTGCCCCTGTAATCCCGTGGTTATGGGGGTTTTCTCTGGCGGAGTGGAGAAGTAGTTAACTCGGGACCCTCATAAGGTTCAGATCGGCAGTGCAAATCTGTCCTCCGCTACCATTTAGCACTTGACAAAACATAAGAAGTATGCTAGTATGTAATTACGATTTCTTTCCTCTTTTCTTTATCTAAGCACTCTATTACGCAAAACTAAAAGCAAAATTGGCTCCGTATGGACTGGTAGCTCAGTAGATAGAGCGTCTTGGTGAACCCGAGAAGGTCGGTGGTGCAAATCCACCACAGTCCACCATAAAAAAGTACTTGACAAATCATCTCGCTTATGCTAGTATGATATAGACTACTCGCAAGGTAGTGTCGCTTTCACAATTTTGGTCGTTCAATAAGCTGGCTGCACGGCTAGGACCTATGGATTTACCCGACGAGGGGACGTACACGTGACAGTAACCAAGGATAACGTGGCGTAAAGTCTGTAGCAATCTCCCTAAACCCCAAACTAAACAATGCAAACAAAGCTTGAATTAGTGCAGAGGGAGATCATGTGAGTTACCCGAGAAATCGGAATTCTCACCCAAAATTGCCCTCCTTTTTAGAAGACTCTTAGCGGAGTCTTTTATTTTTGCCTTCATTTTACCCCTTGACATTTTGTCAAATCTGTGCTATACTGGTATCAAATCGAATAAAACAAAAATGTACTCGAAGCACTCGCTTCACAATGAAAAATGGCACTAATACTCCCGAACCCACACCCAAAACAGGCTGAATTCCTCGCTGATACACACCGTTATAAGGTGCTTAACTGGGGTCGTCGAACGGGAAAATCAGTAGCCGTCTGGGAAAAAGTAGTTTTGGAAGGTATGTTGCGTCAAGGGACGTACTATATCATTGCCCCTACCTACAAACAGGCTAAATCTATCTATTGGCGTGACATTTGTAAGACGTATAAGGGTGACTTTATGACGTTTAACGAGCAGGAACTATCTGTTACGTTCGATCACCTATCTGGAATGGAAATTGAAACCACTTCCGGCAAACTTCTTATCAACCACGACCCAGAACTACCACCTACACGTATCGAATTGAAGGGTGCTGATAACCCTGACTCTCTCCGTGGTACTGGTATCTGTGGTGCAGTCATGGATGAGTACGCCTTTATGAGTGATGGTAAGTATCTTTACGATACGATTGTACGCCCGGCACTTGCAGACCGCAACGGTTGGGCTGTTTTCATTTCTACGCCTAATGGTGTACAAAACCACTTCTATGATCTTATTCAAAACGCAAAATTAGACCCAGACCGCTATTTCTTCTCACACGCTACTGCACTTGATAACCCATATTTCACCAACGCCGAGTTTGAAGAAGCCCGATCCGAATACGAAAAAGAGGGTAAGCTTGACCAGTTCAATCAGGAGTGGATGGCTGAGTTTGTTAACCCTACTCAGTTGGTATATGGTGACTTTGACTACAATACTCACGTCTTTACTGACCAAAACCTAATACCTCGTGAAGGTACACTCAACCTGTCTATCGACTTTGGTATGACGGACCCTACCGCCGCCATATTTATCCGTATTGACTATGCCGGGAACTGGTGGATTTTCGATGAGTTCTACAAACCAGACACCAAGCCGGACCAACTTGTAGAAATCCTCCGAGATAAGATGGGCTACGACATGTATACCCGTATCATCGGTGACTCCCGAGGTAAGTTCGAGATGGAGTTCTTACGTTCACGCCGCTTCCGAATTAGTCCATCAAAGAAGGGTGCTGACTCTATATACGCAGGTATCAAGGAAGTCCGAGCCCTATTAGCTGTACGTGAAGGCACTGGTAAACCTAAGCTGTTTGTCCACGCCTCATGTAAAAACACCATTAAAGAATTCCAGAGGTATTCATTTGAGCGTACATCAGATGGCACGATATTGAATACTCCAGAAGATGATTTTAACCACGCAATGGACGCAATCAGGTACATGGCGTTGGATAAAGCAAAACCAATTAAAAAAGAAAAAAGGAAACGAGATTATGACCCCGACACAGGACGAGCCCTCAACTAGCCTTGAGCCGTATAAAACTTCGGACACCCCATACGCTGCTTTCCTGCACTTCTCAGGTCATAAGCTTGTAGGTTCGGTGCAGGACCCTAACGATTACAAACGTGAAGTATGTGTATTTATCTACTCAGACAAAATACCACAGCTTGAACAGGATTGGCGTTTCGGTAAAGCAGTAGGTGATCTTAAACGATACCACCGTTCGCTGAAAATAGTAAACCGCTTTGTAAACGAAGCACGTAAAAAAAGAGATGAGGAATAAGCATGGAACCTGACACGAGTGAAGACCACTTACTAATCGACTTGGGACCTGAAGACCAATGGGTAAACCCAGAAATAACCAATGCAGTCAATGCACTTCAGGAAGCACTTTACAGTGCTGGATGTAATGTAAACAATATGAAAATTACTATCGGTGGTGTACCCGGTGAAGACGCTACTATCAACGGTGACTACGGGATAGTAAGGATTGAGGAAATAGAATTATGAGCACAGTAGCCCTATCAATGATTGTCAAGGATGAATTTGAACAGGTAGAAATACTTCTGTCACAAGCCTTTGACTACTTCGACCAACTAAACGTGGTCGTATCTCACAAACCGACATACAACAAACTGAAGAAGAACTTCCCCGACGCTAAGGTTAACCTGAAGTATCGAGAATGGAACAACCGTTTTGACGAGGCACGTAACGCCTCACTCGCACTATGCGATACTGACTTCTTTTTCTGGCTTGACGCTGACGATAGCTTTGATTTCCGAGCTATTCCACAACTAGTTGACATAGCTGAAGAAAATGGTATAGACGCTATTTTCATGCCATACAACTACATGCAGGACGATCAAGGAAACTGTATTACCAGACACTGGCGTGAGAGGCTTGTAAGGTTAGGTAGAGGCTACGAATGGAGAGGATGGGTTCACGAAACCTGTATCTCTGATGAAAAGGTAGTGACACACAAAGTAAACTTTGAGGTCAAGCACAACGCAACTATTGAAGACGCAAAAGGTTCATACGAACGCAATCACCTTATCCTAGAAGAAGCCTATGCTGAAACGAAAGACCCAAGATACCTACATTATTTGGGTATGTCATATTTTACTGGTAAAGACTACGAAAAAGCCGGACAACTATTGACAGATTACCTAGAAGTTGGTGGAAGTATAGAAGATGTTTACCGTACCCTCGGTCTACTATCTGAGTGTGCTTATCACCTTGGCAAGTTCGACCTTGCTCTTGAATACGCTACCAAGTGTGCAACCCTTAAACCTGAATATCCTATGGCTTACTGGCTACTCGCTCAGTATGAAGCCGATCAGGATAACCACTTGGAAGCCCTTGAATGGGTGAAGGTATCGGAAACAAAACCAGACCCTGAGACTCTCTCAGTATGGGACCCAAGCTCACGTGACCGTGCAGCTTTGATTGCCGCCCGATGTCTCTTTATGCTTGAACGCTACAACGAAGCATTGCAGTACATGCGTAAGGTTCAACACCTTCCAGAAGTACGTGATGTAGTAGAAGACTTTTACGAACAAGCTGACGCCGAAGCGTTTGTTAATCTGCTACCGAAAATCCGCAAGTTTTTTACGAGTGATGAAGCTCTGTTTAACGCCCTGTGTGACGCTATCAAGTATGACAAGCGTATCAAACAACTCCGAAACCTCGCAACTGTACCGACATCATGGACTGAACGATCTATCGTTATCTTCTGTGGTCAAGGCTATGAGGAATGGGGTCCTAACACACTCGACAAGGGTATGGGTGGATCAGAGGAAGCAGTCGTTTATCTTGCACCAGAACTCGCTAAGCTTGGTTACAACGTCACCGTCTTTGGTGAAGCTGATTATATCCAAGAACCTACCGTTCCCGAAGGCGTCGAAGGCTGGCACCGTCCTGTCGTATGGCGTAACTGGAAAGAACTAGATACCCGTGACCACTTCAATATCTTTATATCTTGGAGGGCACCACAGTACCTAGAGGCTATCAACGCTAAGGTTAAACTTGCTGACATCCACGACGTACTACCCGAAGCCCTGATTAAAGATTACCCAGATGTAACCTACCTTGTGAAGACTAAATATCACCGTGACCTGTATCCGAAACTAGCAGACGACAAGTTTGCAATCATCGGTAACGGAATTAAGAAGGAGCAGTTTTAATGAAGAAACTCATCATTACTGGCAATGACGCCAAAGAACAGCTATTAGAAGGTGCCCATCTATTATATGACGCTGTGTCTACTACTCTCGGTCCGAAAGGAAACAACGCCGTCATTCAAGCTTATGGTGAACCTATCGTAACGCACGACGGTGTAACTGTCGCTAAGTCTATCGAAAACGTAGAAGCGGCAAGTCCCGGTGCTCAGGTTGGTATCGAGATGATTAAAGCAAGCTCAAGCAAAACCAACGATAACGTAGGTGATGGTACTACCTCTAGTACTATCCTTGCCTATCACCTCATGGATAAGGGTATGGAGAAGATCAAGAACGGTAAGAACGCTATGGTACTTCGTCGTGAACTCGATCTCGCAGCAGAACAAGCACTCAATATTTTGAAAGATTTGTCAACACCTATTGAAACTGAAAAGCAGACTATCGAAATCGCCACTATCTCTAGTGAAGATCGGGAAGTCGGTAAGCAGGTTGGTCACATGTACCACGTACTAGGTAAGGATGGAATGGTCGTCGTAGAGATTGGAACCAAACCAGAAACTGAATACGAGATTGTCGAAGGCTACACTATTGACCGTGGACTTATTAACCCTATGCAGGTTACTGAAGCCCGTACTCAAACTACAACCCTAGAAAATCCTGCAATACTCGTTGCACACAACACACTATCAGAAAAAGATGTCCGTCCACTTATCCAAGAAATCTACGATGGTGGTAAACATGACGCCCTTGTGATTGTCTGTAACGACTTCAAGAACGACCTACTTGACGCAGCACTCAAATCTATGTTCCAAGACTTCGTTATTATCGGTATCAAGGCACCCGGCTTTGGTGATAATCGTGTTGAGTTAATGAAAGACTTCGCCGCTGTCGTTGGGACCCAAGCTGTCGGTAACAACCTTCCAAAGAAAGTTGACAGTCTAACAGTTGCTGATCTTGGTACCTGTAAGGAAATTGTTATTACTCCAAGTGAAACCGTCATTACTGGTGGTTCAGATGTAAAAGAGTATATCAAGGACCTCGAAGGTAAACTAAAACTAGCTAAAAGTCAATTCGACAAAGAGAAAATCGAAAAGCGTATTGCACAACTTCACGCTAAGGTCGGTCAAATCCGTGTTGGTGGAAACACTGAAATGGAAGCCGAAGAACGAAAGTACTTAGTTGATGACGCAGTGGCAGCCACAGAAGCCGCTCTAAAGGACGGTATCGTGCCGGGTGGTGGAACTACCTATATTGAGCTTGCAAGGCGTCTAGAGGGCTCAGATGATGGCACAGAGCTATTACGTGAGGTACTTGAACAACCATTCCGTATTCTTATGCAGAACGCAGGAGAACGTGCCGGGCTTCGTCTCGAACAACTTAAAGAGTTTGGTAAAGGCTTTGACGTTATGGGTGACATGGAACTTGTGGACCTAAAGGAACACGGTGTCATTGATCCAGTCATGGTTATTCGACAAGCAATTACCAACGCCACATCTGTTGCAGGTTCAGTCCTGACGACTGGCGTACTGATTTGTAACAAAAAAGAAAAAGAAGATACGGAGCGTGACAATGACTAAAGGAGTCACTAATGAAAAACGAAAATACAGCGTCGGATATTTCTCAGCCTACTACAGAGGGCTGGAGTGTTTGCTCAACATGTGGGAGTCTATCAAAGAACAAGTCCCCGAAGCAACCCTCGATGTCTATTACGGTTGGGAGTCATGGGTCGCCCTACAGGGTGAGGATGATTTCTACGAGCGAATGGAACAACGGTTCGCTGAACTGGCTGACAAGGGTGTTACTGTACATGGCAGGGTTTCGCACGAAGAACTAGCCAAGGCTATGAAGCAGACTCAAGTATGGGCTTACCCTACTGAGTTTCCAGAAATTCACTGTATTACAGCACTAAAAGCACAAGAGGCTGGCTGTTATCCTGTTACGACCAACGTAGCAGCTTTAGCCGAAACTGTCCAGTGTGGAACACAGATTAAAACTCGTAAGATATACACAGATGAATACAAGCAGTCTAAATTTATAGAGGCGGTAGTATCCGCACTTCTTGAGGAAAAAACGGGCAAACCTGTGGATAACTCTGACTGGTCCGATGTTGCTAAGCAATGGGACGCAGTTATAAAGGAGAAACTATCATGATGGTAGGTGATCCAAGCAAACATGACACTAAATTCGATATGGAGAACTATGAAGAATTCTACGAACACCACAACTTTGAACCAATCCCAGAGAAACTCTGCACAACAGTCAACGAAGTCATCCCCCGTTTCGGGTGGGCTTTTGACAAGATTGAAGAACTGGAAGCTAAAACTCTCCTTGATCTTGGGTGTCTTGATGGTTCGTTCGCACTCACGATTGGACACCAACTCGGACTTACCGTCACTGGTGTTGATCTCACACAAGAGGGGATTGACATTGCCAAAGAACGAGCTAAGACTTTCAACGTCAGAGCTGACTTCCATCAGGGGACTGTCGAAGACTGGCTTGCCAAGTTCGCCGAAGAAGGACGCAAGTTTGAAGTCATAACTTTCTTTGAGATTATTGAGCACGTTAAAGACGTTCAACTCTGTTTAAGCCTCATTGATAAAGTCTTAGCACCCGGCGGCTCGGTGCTAGTATCAACGCCTGATTTTGAGTCGCCTCTTTACGGTGCAGATGATGAAGTGAACAAGTGTCACATTCGACTCTATACCACCGCTGATGAAGACTACGAACGAGCAAACAAGTTCGGAACTGTCCGAAAGGCTACCTCCATCACAAAGGAAATCGGTAAAGACCGTGTTCTCGAAATGGGTGTGTACTCTGAACTCATCAATGTACACTATAAATAGACTTGTCAATACTTGACTTTTCTGGTATAATGTGGATAAGATGACGCAGACTTAGTTTCTGACAAAAAAACACCCAACCTCGAAAACAAAAAAGGAATACTAATGACCAAAAAACAAGAGAAGAAAGCCTCTGTGTGGAAGCAACGATTTGAAAATCGTCAACAAAAGCTTCTAAAAATGCACGAAGACGCTCAAAAATACTATGACATCATGTATGCTGTGCAAAACACGACCAAGATCAGCCCTTGGAAATCTAAAGTATACGTTCCTGTCTTAGCAAGCAAAGCGTGGGACTTAATCTCTAGGATGTCAGACGTTGTTCCTCTGTTCAACGTAAACATCAAAAACGAACTTGTCGAAGATACCGAGACAAACGAACAGGGTGAAGAAGTCGTTAAGGGTATGAAACTTGCCGATGGCGTCTTAGAACGTCAACAGCGTATTGAAGCAAAACTCCACCACGATTACAAGTGTGGTGACGAGGAACCAATGAAGCTACGTGTCTTCGATCCACTTGTTGACGCAGTTGTAGCCGGAACTGGATTTGCTTATGCCCCTTGGACATTTGAGGAAAAGACATCCCGTGCACGTCAGTTTGACGAAGACGGTAACATGGACAACGAAAACGTAGTTGTCAAGACCACTCAAACAGGTCACAACGGCTTTGAGCCGATCAACTTCTATAACGTATTCCCTGCTGATGGACCAAGCTTCTTTAAGGTACCATACCTGATTGTCCGTGGTGAAAAACCACTAGTTGACATGGACGAGAATATATATTCTAATCTTGATAAAGTCAACACAAGCTTTAAGTCTGATGACGCCACTCTCCTTAACCAATCACGTAACCGTGTTGTTAATGAGGAAGAAATCGAGCGTGATGAATCAGTCGATATGGTCACTTACTACGAGTGTTATGAGCGTACCGCAAAAGGTATCGAACTTACTACTTATGCTGAAGGTGAAGCTGCCGACGGTAGCGAAGAAGCAAACTGGGTGGAAATCCGTCCTACATCTGTACCGTACTGGCACGGCTTCTATCCTGTTGTTCCATTCTACTGCCGACGTAAGAGCTTTAGCCCATTCGGTGAGTCTCTATTTGAGAACAACCGTACACTGCAATCTGCAACAAACGACCTCTTTAATCACTACCTAGACAACTGGAACCTCTCTATTGAGTCTATGCTGATGTACGAAGATGGTACGCTGACGAATGACTTTATCATTGAACCGGGTGGAGAAATCACCTTTACTGGCGAACCGCCTAAGCAGTTTAAGTTCCCAGAGCCTAACCCACAACAGCTATCACTCGTCATGGGTGTGCTTGAAAAGGGTATCGAAAACGCTACGTTCAGTCAGTATGCAAGTGGTGTACCGAACAGTGCAAGCGATAAGACACAAGGTACCGCCTACGGTGTCCGTACTATTACCGAAGCCGCTACTACCAAGATTGGCTTCTTCCGTGACAACTTCAAGCAGTCTATGCGTGTCGTTGGTCAGATTTGGCTATCTAACTTACAGCAATTCGCTGATGAACCATCTGAAATCCGCCGTATAGTAAACGGTAAGGAAGTGCCTGATGTCGTTATGCCTAGCGACTACCAAGGTGAACTAGAGCTTGACATTGACGATGACTCAATGACGCCACTCTCGAAGGCTGAGAAGCGTGACATGAATAACGAGTTTGTGCAAAACATCCTCGGGTTGCAACAAGCCGCTATCCAACAAGCACAACTGTTCAAGCAAATTCCTGATGTACCTCGTATTAATTTCCATGAAGTGCTCGAAGACACCGCCGAACTTTACTCTAAGAAAGACTTTAACCGCTATATCCTAGACAGTAATGTTGAAATCCCACAAGAGCAACCAGTGGACAATACTAAGGAACTGCTTAACTTTAACTACAAAGACGCACCGCCTGATGTCAAGGCTCAGATTGAGGAAATGTATAACCTTCAACCTTCTGCCATGCACGACACTGATCTTGTAACGCAAGCTGCCGAGCACGGTACACGTCAGGCTACCGCAGAGAACCCACAACCACAAGTAACAACAGGAGAACCAAATGGACAACCGACAACGGGAACTGGAAGCCAGTAACCCTGAAACAGAAGAAATTGAAAAGCTTGAAGATCAGCTCCGTGAGGCTGTAGCCGCTGAAGCGTTCTTCGAGCAAGCAACGGGTAAGTTATTTACCCAACTCGCTACTAAGAAGATCAACCTTATTATTAAGGAGATCACTTCCGACAAGTACCGCAAGGACATCACAGGCTACAACAACGCCCTTGCAGACCTCAATGCCTACAAGTATATGCTAAAGGCTATGCAGGTAGCTGGAAGCCCTCAACGTAAAGCTAAAATCCGTCAGAAACTTGGTGAAGAAAACGATGAATGAAAATAGTGTTGACAATTCAAACCAAGTAGGTTATAATGTAGTTAATGATGAACATGTAGAGGTCGTAAAGATGGACGAACAACGTCCGATCAACGATACAGAATGTAGGCACCCAAACCTCGTTCCTGACCCTACAGATACTATTGGTGAAGCAATTTACCACGGC